CCACGAATGTACCTTCTGACTACGCGTTCTGTCTTGCTCTAATTTGTGCAAGAATGTCAGCAGCCTTGTCGTTAGACGCAGGTGCAGTAACAGCAGGTTCAGCAATAACTTCCGTTGCACCTTTAGGTGTTTCGAAAGGAATATCACCAACAGTTGACACATCTGCCACTGGTGTTACCACATTCACAGTACCTTCAGGCTTATCAACACCCCATGGACGGTAATAGTTACCCCATTTCTCTACATCGTACTGTTGACCATCAACACTTGCTTCAAACATTTCATGAATGATTTTTAGTGCATTTGCATCAGGCATTGGTGGTAAGTACGTAGATAAATCAGGCAAACCGTGTGTCGCGATTGCTGCTTGCTCTGCATCAGTCAATGCAGTTTCCTTTCTTGCCCATGTACTAGTACCATAATCAGCATACTGACCTTTCTGTGTCTTAGCAATTCTGAAATCTAAACCATTAGTGTAGTCAGTCGGCAAATCTTCCATTTCTGGGTCCATTAGACTTGCTTTGATGATATTAAAAATCGAAGGACTAATCATGAACTTACGAATTGGGTTCTCAGGTGCGTTTTCTTCATTCGTTGGGTCTGCATGAACAAAGCCATGGAACATGTATGAACGTTTCTTCCAATATTTTCTACCCATATCTTCCAACGAAGCGTCTTTAAACCACGGACGAACTTCTGCAAGAACTGGACACGGAATATCAGTGTCGTACATTTCCATACATGGTACTTGTACCATTACGTCTTTTGAATCACCATTTTTAACGCCAGCGAATGGTAATTTAATCATTGCACGCTCTACCCAAAAGTATGGGTTTGCGTCATTGCCATCAGGTAAAAAACGAACAGTTGCTGATGCACCTTCGTCGATTGTCCAATGTGGATATACTAATCCACCATTTTGTTGTCTGTTGCCTGATGATTTGTTGTCTTGTGCCGCTAAACGGGCACGGATGTCTGCTAATGAAGCCATTTTCTTTCTCCTATATAATATCTAAAAGACTAATACCCTTCGCGGATATTAGAATACGCTTATCTAACATAAGCGGTTTATTTATGATTTTTTTGTACTTGCGTATTTTTAAATCAGTCGTTATTATATATAGGATTTTATAACATAGAACATACAAAAGACCAAAATTGATATTTCGGTCAAATCAATGATTATCTAAGCAACTTGTGTTTCTGTTGGTACGATATCACTAAACCCATTTGTATTCATCCAATCAATGATGGTACTTCTTGCATCTGCTTCTGGATTTTCTGATGCTAATTCACCAAGGTTATCGAATAATGTGTCATCCCCGATAATATCATAAAGAACTTCGGTGGCATTGGTAGCATCAACCCCAACCGGAAGTTCGTTACTTAATATTTCTTTCAAACGACCCAATGACTCAGGTGAGTTTGGTATCGCCCACGTTCCTTCTGTAATATTATTTGCCCAACTTTCAAACATTGTTAATTCTCTCATGGTACTGTTCTCCACATTCGATGATTCAGTTGTTATTGTTTTTTGTGCGCGATATTCTGATATTAAGTGTGAAAGTACAGGCAACACGTCATTGACCCTGTCGTCTGATACTCCCTCTGGAACTAGTAGATTTCGTACTTTCTCAATTATCTGCTCATCTTCATTAATGGTAGATGGTGACCAAGATTCAACATATTTCTTGTAACCACGTATACCACTCATTAATTTGATGTTTTTCTTAAGTTTCTTATTATGATGTTTGCATGTTTCAACTACTTTACTAGATGCTTCACTCTCATTAATTGATTTAACACGTAGGAAACTTCCTAATGTGTTTATATTATTAACTGTCTCTGTAATATGAAGTCCAAACACATCATACGGTGTGTTACCTTCAGAAACATGTCTTGCCATTGCCCTAGCACCTGCGATACTTTTAAATGGTAGTTTAAAACGTTCTCCATCACCATTTTCAATGAAAATTGAATTGATGTTACGGAATCGTTGGTCACCTTCGGCGATTTTCTTACTGTGGCGTATAATTAATTTAGTTTTGTTCTTTTGTGGATTGTAACTAGATTTACTAGTACCATTCCAACCTTCCAGTACAGTGCCTTCTTTAATAGTAGCAAGACCCTGCATCGTGTGTTTTAACTTATTAATGTTTTTAAGTGAAAAACTCATCATGTTACGTTTAGCAAACATACGCAATTGATATAATAAATCATACCATGTGTTCTTAGCATCACGCTCTAATCCACGACCGATATTATCTCCGAAGAATATTTCAAAATTCTTCTCATCACCCATTAGTATAACGACAGTGCCATAATTGATAGTATTGCTAATAAAGTCAAAACTGAATATATCCGCTTCCTGAATATCAGTAATAGATTTCCCCGATGAGTCCAATGTGTTGATATCAAAGTCTTTGCTTAGTAGTAAATCAAACAGTTTTTGTGAGGTGTTTTCATTCATAATGGAGTGATGTAGTGTTTTATGTATTTATTTAAAAAAGTATAAATGGCATAGGTTCTATAACCGAGTCATTGTAGTCTTTTATGCTATTACTAAGTTCGGGATGATAGTTTTGTAGTGTTTGTAGCATTCTAATTATTAGTACAGTGGACATTACTAAGTCGTCTGTTCCGCCCGGTTTAGCCGCATAACTTGTACCATGTGCTACAAATCCTTTAAGTTCAGATACTAATGCAGAACTGTTTATAGTAAGTTTACCTGTTTCTATTAGTGTTTTCATCTTAGCACACGCAGTTAACTTACTTTTGTTTGTTGTTGTGAATCCTTTTCTAAAACGCCTGCCTGTACCTGCTTTCTTGGTTTCACTAAGCATCATGCCTGGAAATTGTTCTTCGCCGAACTCTGCTAAGCTGATTAGCGCCGCTTCACCTAGTGTATTGTTTTCTAATGTGTAGTAGATGCTTTGCGGGTCATCTATTTCATCGTTGATATAAGAAATAATTTCATGCATTATCCTTATCTGCTGTGGAATCGTAGTTTTATTATGTCTCCATTCTGCTACTTGTGTAATACTACCTGCTTCAAATACTTGTATAGCGGCAGGGTCTCCGCCAGTTCCTAAACTAGGGTCTAACGCAATACAGTACATCTTGCCCTTTTCGGGTTTCTTGTACCAACGTACTTGGCCGTGTTTAAACAATGGCTCTGTTCCTTCTAAGTCAAACAACTTAGAAGAATTAATTAATGTTTCATCATTTATAATGAATTCACATAAATGTTCTCGTCTGAAGCGTTCATCGCCGATGCGACCACGTTCTTCATCTGCCCACTTCTCATCACGCTCAGGATGTTCTTTCCATATTACTTTAAACGCTTTAAATCCATTAACACCTAACTCAGTTTCATTGCCGTACTCATCTTCGCGCTTATTTGCACCTTTCCAAATTAGTGCAAATTGGTCTTCGTCACTGTTGGGGGTGCTTGTTATAATTGCTCGACCACCTGTACTTAACGTAGGTGATATTGATGTCCAGAACTCAGTTGCAATAGTAGGTCTTACGTACGCGAACTCATCCACGTACAATAACGAGATAGATAAACCACGTCCAGTTGTTTCTGTTGTAGTTTGTGCCTGTATGCGACTACCGTTATCAAACTCAATAGAACCTTTATTATAACTTGTTACACCAGCACGTACATGGTCAGGACAGTTCTCATATGCATAGCGTATACGTTGCATAATCTCTTGTGCTCCATCGTACTTATGTGCCGCTACAAGTATAGTACTGTCAGGAACAAACATTGCGTACCAAAGCAAGTAACCTGCCGCAGTAGTTGTTTTACCTGTTTGTCGAGATAGCATATTAATACTAAAACGGTTTTCGTGATAAACTTGGAGCAGGGCGTGTTGATACGGAAATGCTTGGTACAGGAGTTTTCCTTTAACTGGATGTTGTATCCAAAAGAAATTACCCATAAAAAAGTACGCACCTGTATAACGGTCAGCAGTTTTCGCAAAATCTACTAACTGCTCGTCTGTAAAGGGTGTTTTAACGTGCGGTTTCTTAACTAATGCACTATCGTCTGCTTGGAATGCCATTAAATGTATTTATACGCTGAATTTAGATAGTTCAGCATCCAAATTACCTATGGTGTCAGTAAGTATTATGTCATACTGCTTAATATAATTTTCCACATTTGCATCTAATCGTTTTTTGTTTGCTTCGTAGAACGAAAATGCTAAATCCTTATTTGTTAGAATTTCGATATTAGAATCTATTGCCATTTTCATTCTGTAGAATGGGTTTGGTTCAAAGTCGTAACTATGGTCTATTATATCATCGAACATGTCAAACCCCATATTTCTATATAATTCTACATTTTTGTAAATTCCAATAATAATAGGAAAGCATCTCCCAATAACACAATGTACAAATTTCTCTGCAATATTTGCAGTGTTTTCCAGTGCAGTAGTTTCCGTTACAATTTCAACGATTGCATTCTCATACAATGGTATTAATTTTTTATAATTGTCACTGTTTGTTGTTTCGCGATCATTATAAATATATTCGGCAGAATTTCTATATATAGACTCCAATGATATACTATTTAAAGAGTCTTTTATTTTCCCATTTGGATAGATATATGATAATATTGTATCATAAGTATATGGGGTGTTTGTTTCCCACCGTTCCTTAGATACAAAAGATGCATGCATATTCCTATTCATACCCAAATAGTTCAAGTACAATAAAACACCAACACGATGTGGTCGTGGATTATTATTCAAGCACAAAACATGCCATTCTGTTTGAATACTTTTACTAATATCTACGTCATACTGTGTATCGTGGTACATGCCGGTAGGAGACACCACGATAGATAAATTTTTTGGACATTTATCACCGAGTTCAATATCACTGTAGAGGTTTTCGGTTAATAATATCACATTGATATCATGATTGTTCACTGCATTAATAATATCATTCAGTGAATAACTTATTGGCTCTCTATCAATACTATTTGATAAATCACCGTACCAATAATGGTCTGAAAATACAAACACCATTGTTGGCTTGGATTTACTTAGTGCATCGTTGTATTCACTNAGAGATGTTCCTTGGTTGCAATCAAAGATAGTTATGTTAGAAAAACTATTAAAACTGACATCCGCATCTATTGTTGATAAATCCAATGTATTGGATAGAAATTTACCAATCTTAGAAATCATATCGTTTACTGTGTTGGATATCATTATATTTTAAATAGTTGAGTTTATTTAAAATGTATTTAGTATCAATAATTTAACTGCACTTTTTAAACAATCGTAGCGGGGATTGAGTAAGGGCAGTAAGCGCCCGTAACTACTACGGTCCTATGTAGTAATACTTTATAAACTGTTACTTCTTATCTTCGGACATTTCGTCGTCTAATGCGTCTGTGTCTGTGTCTAATTTTTTTGGCTTTTTTCTTCGGTTTCTATCATCAGGACATTTACTGCCTTCGCAAGAACCATCGGGGAATTCCATTCTAAGTCCTTCTTCAACATCGTCTTCGACTAAGTCAGTGTCTTCTGCTTCTGCCATTGCTTCGTCTGCTAATGCACTTGCTAAATCAGTATCAAATGGCAAATCTAATTCACCGTCTGTTGCTTCTACATTCTCTGTATTGCCAATTTTAACTGCCCA